TCGGAGAGGTATCCCTCGTTGAACAGGAATTCGGCCAGGATGTCGGAACGCATGCCGTTCTTGGTGATCAGGCCCGACATGCGGTATCCGCCCAGGCTGCGCGGGTCGATGTTCAGGTCGGCCGCTTCCTTTTCGCTGATGCCGCCGGCCGCCACAATCGCGCGCCACACCCCTTTGCGGCTCTTGTCCTGCGCGCGCTTGAGGCGGGCTTCGGGCGATTGGCTGGCGGCGCGCAATTCCTCGCGGCGGGCGATCTCTGCCTGCACGGCTTCGCGCACCTTGGCAATCTTGGTGCGCGCCACGATCCGGCGCAACTCCGGCAGTTTCGTGTCTGAAATGAGTTTGCCGCCCACCTTGGTAATCGGCTTGGCCGGCGTAACATCCTTCGCCACCTTCGGCCCGTACACCTGTTGGATTGCGTCGGCATCGCCAAACGTGGCGCGGCCGTCCAGCGAATCAACCGGGTTGATGTACGCGAAATTGGGGGAGATCGCCCACTTCGGATTGCCGTTTTCGTCGGTCGCGCCCATGCGGCTGGCGACGTTCCCGGCATCCGGAAACTCGTCGTACATGCGCTTGGTGGCGGCTTCGGCGGCCTTGCGCGCGCCCTCAATGGTGCCGTCGTAGGGCTCCATGACCGTGCCCAGCATGTTGCCGTTTCGGTCGCGCACCTGGCGGATGACCATGTTGGCGTTTTTGGGCTTAGGGGCAACTGCCGTTGGTTGGGCGGGCGCCACCTCGCGCTTGCGCCGCGCCAGCTCATCCGAGATCGCTTTCAACTGGTCCTGATCGCGGGTGTTCTTGGCCAGCAAACGCAGTTCCTTGTCGGTGCGCGCGGTGATCGGCTTGCCTTCGACCCTCTCCGGCGTCGTGTTCTGCAGGTTCTCCGTCTTGATCTGGCCCGGCGGGGTGACTATCCCCTGATCCCGATTGTCGCCGCCGGTGTTTGCATCGGTTCCGGCTTGTCCCGCGGCGGGTTGCCGTTGATCCCCTGCCGGCTGTTGACCAGATGCCGCAGGATTGACCGGCTGCGCGCCTTGTCCGTTGCCGTCGGCAAGTCTTCCGGGGATTCCGTAGCGTTCAAGGAGGGATCGGGTTTGCTGGTCTGCGGGGTTTCCATTGATGATCGCCTCAAAGACGGTGCGCTCGGCTTTCGGGCCCATGTCGGGCGCCGCAAGTGCGGCTTCGGTAAGCGCGGGGTTGATGGAATGGGCCTCGATCGCCGCGGCGGCGTGCGGCCGGGCTTCCCTGCGAACGAGGGAGAGGAATTGGCGGTCGCCGTCGGGCGCGTCGATGATGTTGCCGGCTTCGTCCAGGGTGATGCGGGCGCGGCGGCGCGGGCCTTCCGGGGTCTGCACGATGTCGCGCACGCCTGGCGCATCAGCCTCTTCCTCGCGCGCGCGCTGGGTGGCGTTGATGCGGGTTTCGCGGTCGCCGAACTGCTCGGGGCGCGTCAGTTCCGGATCCGTGTCGTTGATCAGCACGCCGGAATTGGTCGGAAACTCCGGCGCCGGCAGCGCGGCAAAGCGGTTCTGGCGGATGCTGTAGTCGTAGGGGATGGCGTTGGTATCGCCGAGAGGGTATTCCGGGCCGACCATCTCCGGTGCGGCGGTGGGCGCGGCGTTGATCATGCCAAGCGCGCCCAGGCGGTCGAATTCGATGGGGGTCTTCGTCGCCTCGCCAAATGCCGTGATTGCGGCGTCGACATCGGGTGCGGTTGCGATGTCTTGAATGGCCTGCTTGCGCTGTTCGCGGTCAAGCGTCGCGGGGTCTGCCACGGCTTGCTTGCGCTGCTCGGCGGCAGGCACCTCTTCGGGCCGACGTTGCGTCACCGCACCAGCAACACCGCCGGTTACGCCGCCGATCATCCCGCCCATGATCACGTCGCCGGCTGTGTCCCGGGTGGCGTTTTCCATGGCTGGGCGGCCAAGGCCGATATTCTCGCCGACGTTCTGGCCGACCTTTTCCAAGCCTTCCTGCAAGCCTTCAGCCACGGTCCCGACGCCGGCGCCGATGCCGATCTGGCCGGCGCGCGAGGCGGATACCTTGCCCAGCAGCGTTGCCAAGCCGCGTTTGGCGACTACATCCTCGAGCACCTTGGCGTTGAAAGCGCCACCCACTGCACCGGCCGCGCCGGCAATTGTGGTCGCCAGGATCGCGGCGTCGTTCTCCACCTTCTGGCGCGCCGTGCCGTCGTCCATGCCTTCAAGGCGCGCTTGGCGGTAGGCCGGAACCGATTGCGCCAGTTGCTCGGGCGTCTGGCCTTCCATCGCCTTCTGCACGCCTTGGCGCACGTCGTCGGCAGCCGCGCCACCGGTAGTCAGCGCGCCAGTAGCGGCGCCGGCCATGATCATGCCGCGCGCGCCGGTCGCCGCCATGGCGCCGGGCAGGATCATCGAGGACAGCGAACCGAACCCGCTGGCAATGGCGTGCGCCCAGCCGCCGGCAGTCTTCGGCAGTTCGATGGTTGACGGGCTGGTGATGTCGCCCTTGAACGAGTCTTGCGACGCCAGCTTGTCGTTTTCCGACATCCCGCTACGGATCGCGTCCGTCACCGGGCGCAGCGGGTTGGCGGCGCGGATGTCCTGGTTGCCGGTCAACGCGCGCGCGCCGGCCGCCACCACTTCACCGCCGCCTTGGAAGGCAGACCCTACCGTGTCGATCGCGCTGGATCCGAACGAGCGGATCAGGCCGCCGGCCGTGGCCTCGGGTTTCGGCAGTTCCGTCTTACTGTTGGCGTAGGTCTTCAGCCAGTAGCCGGCCAACTGCCCGTCGGAAACGCCCGGGTTGTCAACGCGCGCGGCGCTCAGGAACTCGTCAAGAGTCGGGTTTGCCATTTATCCGCCAATCAGTCCGGGCACCAGGGGGCGGCGCGCAGTGGCGCCGGATTGCAGATCGCGCACCTTCTGCAGGTACGCCGAGCGCGCGCTGGCTGCTGCGCTACCCTCCATCAGGCGCATCTGGTTGCCCAGCGCCTTCAGTTCGGGGTTTGAGGCTTCCAGCGCCTGGCCGGTCTTAAGCAGGTCTGCGGCCGGGTCTGCTTCGGTGGCACGCGCAGCCGGCGCGTTCATCGGCCCGGCCTTTTCGCCAGCCTTCTTCATGTCTTCGAATTTGGCGTCGCCTGCCTTGTCGCCCTTGGGCGCGAACGGGTCTTTCACCGCGGCGGGCGCCGCACCGGGCTGCGCCGGTTTGCCACCGGTCAGGATGTTGCGCTGCTGGTCGGTCAGCGTCATGATCTCGGCACGCGCGCGGGCGGCGCCGTCCGGGTTCATGGAGTCGGCAGCCACCTTGTCCAGCGCCTTGATGCGCTCGGAAATGGCGGAATACTCCAGTTTCGCCGCTTCGCTGATGTTCTTTGGCGCCACGAAGTCCTTGCCGTCCGGGGTCTTCAGGTAGCCGCTGACCTTCGCGCCACCCTTGCCGTCCGGCGTCACGAACGCGATCCGCCCGTCCTCGCCGATGATCTGCTTACCCATCGCCGCCTGGTCGCGCGCCAGTGCCAGGTGCCCGGCCGAGATGCCAAGCTGGCGCTCCTGAAGCGCGCGCGTCTGGTCGGACAGGTATTCGGCATGGGCCAAAGCCCCGGCTTGCATGTTCTCGGCGTGCTCGAATTGCTTGGTTTGGCGCCGGTCGGCCGCAGTCTCACCCCTTTCGGCAAGCGCCGTTTGTTGCGCGCGCGTAGCGGCGTTTTCGCTGACAGTCAGGTCGCGGCCAAGTTTGTTCTCGCCGGCCGTGAACGTGTTCTGCCGTTCGTCCCGCGCCGTCTGGAACTTGTTTTGCATCTCAGCCAGCCGGGCGGCGCGCTCTTCCTCGATGGTGGATTTGAGCGCATCCATGCTCATCTGCGCGCCGACAGCGCCAGCGCCCGCAACAAAATCGCCGATCATGCCTGCCATTTCAGCCTCCGATCATGCCTTGCGGCGCTGGTTGTACAGGTTGTGCGGGCGGAGCGCCAGTAGGGGCGCCTGGCTGCGCCGGTGGCGCGCTTGCCTGCCCACCAAATACCTGCACCATCATCTGCACCAGCGCCTTCAAGGCGCCCTGCATGTCCTCGTCCGACGGCTTGGGCATCCCGGCCTGCACCATGAATCCGGCCATCTCGAACAGCAGCGCCACGGCAGCCGGAATCATGACGTTCTTGGGGATCGATCCCTGGCTCTTGTCCATCAGGATCTTCATCAGGCCGGCGGTCTGCTTGGCAATGCCCATCGGGCTCGGGTCTTTCTCCAGGGCGTCGGCGAACATGGGGAAAATCTTGGCGTCGTACATCAGCTTCATGCCGGCCATGACCACCTTCTGCATGGCTTCGCTGTTTTGCGGCTGGTTGGGCATCATGCTGGCATCCCCGGGGTCGGTTTCAGGCGGTTGCGGGTCAGGGTCACTGGCGCGTTGATCATCCCCATTGGCTGGGTGGCGGTGCCGAAGTTGGTCGAGCCGATGGAGCTGGCGTTGGCCATCTGCTGGTTGAACTGGCGTGCTCGCTCGGCCACGCCGGCGGCGTTGGTGTCGGCGTTCTGCTGCGCGATGTTCAGTTCGCGGTCGGTGCGCTTGCCCTTGCCGATGTTGGCCAAGCCGCCGCCAAGCATGCCCAGCACCGACAGGCCGATCTTCTTGTCGTCCGCACTCAGTGAGCCCCAAAACTTTGAGATCATGCTCGGCTCTTTCTTGGCGTCAGGTGCCGCGCCGCTGGCCACGCCGCCAATGGTCGGGCCGCCCGACACGGACCCGAAGTAGGTTTCGATGTCGTTCCCGCCCAGGCTGGCCGCGACTTGCTGGTCGGTCGGCGGCAGGCTGCCCATGACGCCAGTGATGAAACTGTCCCAGTCGAAAGCGGCGGTCGGCGCCGCATCGTCATACGTTGCCCCGAATTCGTAGTCATCAGCCATCTCAACCTCCGTTCAATCGCGTGCCCCACTGCATATCGCGGCGGGGCGTGTTCTGGAATTGCGGCAGCACCACCGAGAAGCCGAGCCCGCTGGTGATCTCGTTCGCGGTCTGCTGCTGTTGCGCCGGCGGGGTTCCGGCGTCCGGCGCCGGGCTATTGATCAGGCCGCCCACCGTCGTACCGACGGCTCCGGCCACGGTCGGATCAACGCCGGCATCCTGCAAAGCGCCAGAGGTTCCGCCAGTCACCGCGCCGCGGATTAGGCCGGTCGCCACGTCGCCGCCGGCAATCGCCGATCCGACAGCGCCAGCCGCGCCACCGGCGGCGGCATTCGCCAGGGTGTTGCCACCCACCTCCGTGCCGACAGCATCGCGCACCAGCGTACCCACGCCGCCCGCAGCGCCACCAGCAGCCGCACCGGTGAGGATGTCGCCGCCGTTCACCGCCGCACCGACGCCGCCGGATACCGCACCACGCGCCGCGTTGTTCAGGGCCGGGTTTCCAAGGTCGGGGATGAGCGAGCCGACGCCACCAGAAACGCCGCCGGACAGCGCGCCAGTGATCGGGTCGCCACCGGTCAAGGCAGATGTCACGCCGCCGCGCACCGCGCCGTTCAGGGCCGCGTCAGCAATGGCGTTGCCGGTCCCGCCCAGCAGGCCGGAATTGCCGACGAACATGCCGCCGGTCGATGGGGTTGTCACGCCGCCAGCGGTCAGGAAACCGGCATCGCCGGCAGCGGCAGCGGTGGCGCCCGCTTCGGCAGCGGTTGCGCCGGCTTCGGCGGTGGCCGCCGCGCCACCGAAAGCGCCAGCCGCCATGCCCGCGCCCAGCACGACACTGAAGCCAAGCGCGATGTCGCCCAGGTCATCCAGATCGCCGCCCTGGTTCGCCTGGTTGGCGTCATGCTTCTCGGCCAAGTCCTTTTGCTGCGCCGCTTCGGCCTGCTGGTTCCACATCGGCTTCCACGCGCCGGCATACGGCGCCTGCGGGTTGGCTGCATCCAGGCCCGAGCCGATCGCCCGCAGCATGGCATCCTCGCCCCACCAGCCGATGTCCTTGTCGTCCAGAAAGGTGCCGTTCGATTGCTTTGCCCCGTAAGCCTTCAATGCGCCGGCGAAATCGTCGGTGGTCAGGCCGTATTGCGCCTGCAGCCCACTCAGGTACTCCTTCACTTTGCCGTAGTTGGCGGCGTTCCCCGAAACGGTCTTCAGCCACGCGCTCAACTGGTCGGGCAGCGGATTGCCCGACGCGTCGGTCTTGGCGTCGTCGTAGTAGTAGTTGCCGTCGGGGTTCCAGACTTGAGCCATTACGCCGTCACCGTCCCAAACGTCAGCAGGTTGCCCAGGTCAACGCCGTTGATGCTCGCAACCAGATTCATGGAAGTCTTCAGCCACCCCATGTAGCCGTTGATTGCCGTCGCCTTGGCCGCCGCGTTCATGTTGGTGTCGGATACCACCTTGCCGATGGAATCCAGCGTCTGCCGGTACATATCGGCCGCGCTCGAGGAAGTCTGCATCAGGGTCTTGTAGTCGGCCTCAATGTTCGCCAGCCCCACCTTCGTCTGGTCGCCCAGTTGCTGCAACACCACCTTGTTCTGCGCGTCGGTGTTGGCGATGGCGCTCTTGAACGCCTGATCCATGTTGGTCAGTTGCAGGTTATTCGCCGCCGCCGCATTCTTCTGGCTGGTGTCGGTGCCCAACGTCGCATTCGTCTGGCTGGCCTGGTTCTCGGCGGCCGCGCTGAACTGCAGGCCGGCATTGGTCGAGTTCTGGTTGGCCAGCCGGGTATTCGTGTACGTGTTGGCGTCCTGCGTGGCGATCGGCAGCGCGCGGTCCATTACGGCTTCTTGTCCAGCGCCGACGGCGATGCTGGAATTGAGCAAGCCACGGGCGTTCGCCGCTTCGTTCGCGCGGCGCGCGGCCTGCTGCATCAGCGGGGAATTCGCGTCGATGATGCCGGTGATCTGCCCCTGCACGGTATCGGTCGGTTGGTTGACCTGCGTCTGCGCGCCCTGGAAGCCGGTCGCGGTCGCGTTCGTGGTCGTCGCCGTGCCGGCCGGGGTCGTCGGGTTGATCAGGCTTGAGCCAGGAATCTGCGCAGCCGGGTTGGTGTAGTTCGGGTCCAGCGGGTTGGTGGATGCCATTTCATGGGCTCCTTAGTTGGGGTCTGGATTCGCCCAGCGGATGGCCGTGTCCAAGCGCAATTTCACCTTTGCGCCCTCGACAATGAGTCCGACAGTTCGTTCAGCGCTTCCTGTTTCTCTTTCAAAATAGACCCGTAGCGCTGCATCAAATTGCTCCCGGTCAAAGCATCGGTAGGTTGCAGGACAAGCGGAATTGGCGGGGGCGGGGGGCAGACGGACGCCACCACCGTCGGCTTGCTTGCGCAGCCGACCAACATCATTGCCAAGAATAGTGAGAGCCACTTCATAGCTTGCATCGCTTGCCTCCTTGCGCGCCTTGTTCAGCGCAATCCGGTCCTTCGCTCGTTGCTCGGCTGCTTGGCCTAGCGCATCCACCCGCCCGCGAAACTCCGCAAATTCCTTCGCCTCGGCGCGCCAAGCGTGGAACAGGAGCGCGCATGTCAGCGTCAGCACGGCCAAAGCGATGGCGATTCCAAGGCGCAGGTAGTTCACGCCACACCCATCGCACGCTTGGCGCGGTCCCACAGCACACAACGGTCCGTATAGCCGTTGAGCCCGCCATTGATGCGGCGGGTGATGCGCTCAAACTCGCCAGCGTCGGCCGATTCGTTCAGTCCGCGCGTGCGCCAGAAGTCGCCAGCCGAGCGCGCGGCGTTGGTCGGCTCCTCAAGCAATTCCGGATGGTTCACGCAGTCGATGCCCAGCGCCGCCGCCGCGTGCATGTAATTGGCACGGCCGGTCACTTGGATCAGGCCGCGCCCCATGAAGCGCTTGCCGTCGCCCGGCTGGTTGTTGCCGAGATCCGCACGCCCTTCGTAGCGCACCTGTGCCGGCGTCGGCCCCCAAATCTCACGAATCCACTTGAAGCGGCCAGTCTCATGCGCGATCTGTGCAAGGAATGCCGCCTGCCGCGCCGGCGTGTTGATCTCGTATTCCTCAAACGCCGCGGTCAACGGATCGGCCCATTTCTCGGCCAGCATGGCGGAGCAGCCAGTGGCGTCTTGCAGGAGATCGGGCGTCACGCTGACACCCGCCTTACGTCATCGCCCGACCGATGAGCCGAAACAAGCTCCAGCCTACCCACAGTACGAGAAGCCTGTGCGGAAGATTCATCTTCGCGCCTGGCGTGCTCAGTCGGTTGACTTGCCACAGGATGTAGCCGGATAGCATCAGTTGCGTGAGCTCTGCCATGCCATCCCTCCGAGCGTAAGTCGAAAACCCTATACAGGCCGCATCCGGTCAGCAGCAACAGCAGCGCAATGTCGCGCTCGCCCGCCATGACGGCCACGCAGCCGATGCCGATCACGATCACCGCCAATCGCATGCCGTGCCTGGTGTGGATGCTCATGCGCCGCGCGATGTCGTAGCAGCCCACAAGGCCTGCCAGAGAAAGGATGAGGACGAGGTATTCCATCAAGGTTTCTCCGCGATCTTGCTGGTGATTTTGCGCAGCATGGGCACAACGACAGGCGCCACCATCCCGATGATGCCGGCCGTTGCAAGGTGTAGCGCCTGTGTCGGAACATTGCCGGGCGCAATGCCGGCAACAAGGGATTCGGCTACCGGCGTGAGGATGCCTGCCAAAAGGCCCGCGGCGACGAGCTGCGCAAGGGTCCAGACATAGCGGCGCAACGGCGGCAATGATTCGCCCGGCGGCTCGGGCACAAGGGTCTGCGCTACCAGCGCGCCGACAAAGCCGACCATCATGGCGCTGAACTCCAGCCCCATGATGGACCCGGTGAGGGTGATCACCACGCCGGCAGTGGCCGCGGCTTCAGTGGCGGTAGTGGTGCTCATGGCCTCAGACCGTATAAGAGAACGAGGCGCGGATGAAAAGATACGAAAGCCCGGACGGGAAATCCGTTGTATCCATGGGGCCATCGCTTGCGGACAGTTGTTTGTAAAGCAAAAAATAGGTGTTGCCCAAAGACATGTTTGAAAATATCCCGCGATACAAGGCATTTAGCGTATTGCCGCTAGTCCCAAGCGTTCCGCTAGATCCGTTTGTTGCTGAAACCGCATAAGGCAGACCGGTAATCTTTGCGCTGCCAGATGCGCCGGTCCAGGTGAACGTCGTGTAGTAGAGAAACATGTCGCAAAAGACGCGAGTGCCGATTTTCGTATAGACGCCAAACGAACTGGGGTCTTTTACAAAAGTCTGCGTGCCCGGCGTGACAAACGTCAAGTCCGGCGTCCACGTACCCTCTTCCCCTAACGCCACATTTCCGGAGCCAAATGCCGCCACCGCTTCCTGCGCGGTCGCTCCAGAGTTCACGCGGATGAACTTCGAGCCGTTGCCGGTCAGCGCGGCCAGCTTGTCGAAGCCCGCCGCGATGCTGGCCATCTCGCTGCGGCCCGACACGGAAGCGCCGAAGGACAGCGTGACCGGCCATCCCGAAGTGTTGTAATAGTCGTTGCTCATCGCATTCCCCGCCTTGGCGTGTAGTGGACAATGATGGAGTTCACGGTGTATTGCTCGTAGTCGGTCGAGTTCGATGCGATGGAAATCTGCACGTTTTCGGCAATGCCTTCCATCTCGCATTCGGTCGGCGCCAGATTACGGCCGTCCCATGTGAAACTGTCCCAGGTGAAGGCGTCCCAGTAAGCCGGCGAGAATGGCGTCGGGTAGGTCGCGGAGTCGGCCTGCGCCACATCGGCCGAGGCGTACCCGAGCGAATAGCCGAAATTCACTTCCACATAGGACGACCCCGAAATCTCGGCCGCACCCTTGCGGTAGCTCTTCAGGATGCGCGGGTTCTTGATGGCATCCCAGTTCAGGGTGATGTAGGCCGCAATCGCCGTGCCGTCAAAACTGGTGCCCTGGTCGAGCTCGTACACATGGCCATCACTGCCGCCCATCAGCATGATGTTCGCGCCGGTCGAAAGGGTCGATTCCCATGTCACGTTGGCGTAGACCGGGAAGTACATCGGCATGCAGCCGATCAGTTTGTTGTTGACCAGCGTCACGTACAGCGCCCAGCCGTCCGAATAGAACACCCGGTATTGCGACTTCAGGCGGTTCAGGCCCGAGCAGGACACGTAGGGCCGGTGCGCGGTGATGAATGGGCGGATCTGGTGCGACAGGCTGTTCTGCTCGAAGTTGCCGTAGTTCAGGCTGGTCTGGAGTGTGAACACGCCGCGGTCATCGAGCAGGCACGATTGCGCCATGTTCTGCGTGGTGTACTCAAGCGCGCCGGTCCCCGAGTTGTAAGGCGTCATGTTCCAACTTGCCGGAGCAGTGCCGTACAGCATGTTGGTGCTGTTGCGGTTCAGCACCGCCAGGGTGCCAGTGGTCTGCGATCCCGGCATGACAAGGAAGCCCACCACGGTATCGCCGGTCGCCAGTTCGCCGCCACCGGTGGCGCTGTAGGGGTTGCCGACCCCTTGGTAGAAGATCGAGGAATTGACCGAATAGAACAGGTAACGAAGGTGGACAACCACATGGCGCGGGATCAGGCCGCCGGTGGAGATCGGCACCAGCGTGGTCCCGTCAAACTCGAACAGGCGGTTCACGCCGTCGGCGTGGTAGATGCGGGTGCCGGAGGCCTGGCCGAAGAAATTGGCCTGCACCGCTTCGCCCTTGCCGCCCGGCGACAGGGTGATGGCGGTCTGCGCGCCCGAAAGCGTCACCGTTGCGCCGCCGGAAAGGGTTGCGGCGCCGGCCACAAACGCGCCAGGCGCCGGCGTGGTCACAATGAAACGCCCCGCCGCCGTGCCCGTCCATGCGCCGGTTTCAGTCACCACCCGCTTCACCGTGGCGGTATTGGCGCCCTGCGTCAGGATTGCGCCATCCGCAGGGGTGGCCACGGCGCCGGCGGTAAAGCTCACCTCGTTGAACAGCGTGACCGCCGTCCAGCCCGAGGTCGTCTGCTTGAACAGCACCGCCGCCGTTGCGCCGGCGTTGTCGCGGATGCAGTAGGCGATGTCGTTGTAGACGAACACCGAGCGGATGCGGCCCGAGCCGGCCGGTTTGGAAATGTCGGCCCGGTAGTTGTCGGCCGCCAGGGCGGTGTAGCGCGCGGTCAGTTTCGCGCCGATCGCCGAGGTCGGCGTGATCATGGTGCCGATCGGGGTCGCCCCTACCAGAATGGAATCGCCCACCGCGAACGTGCCGCCGGCCAATTTGGTGAACACGATGTAGCTGGTGGTCACGGCAATCACAACGCCGGTCGCGACACCGTTGGTGATGGTGTCGCCCACCGATACCGGGTTGGTGAACGAGGCCAGAAACACCAGGCCGAATACCGCATCCGAGGGTTTCGGCTGCCCGCTGAACCGCTCGTAGCCGGCGATTCGCGCATAGCCACCGGTTTCCACCGCCTCGTAGTTCACCGAGTCACGGCAGACCCCTGGCGGCAGGTTGAGCGTCGGCGTGATGAGGTCAAGCCCACCCTTGAGCGAGATCGGCTCGTACAGGGTGGGTGGCATCTGCATGGGCATCAGCAGAGGGCTCCTGCGTATCCGATCTCGGGCAGCCGGTCGGCGTCAATGCGCCGCATCAGCTTGCCGAACTCCAGCTCACCGCGCTGGTACACCTCGCTGGCAGCGTAGAACGCGCCGTAGGACATCATTGCCCGGTAGACGATCGCCATCTGGAACTGTGTCGGCAGCGCCGGGGTGTCGGCATCGGCCGTCATGTCCAGCGGCGCGGTGAAGTAGTCGGCCGTCATCGTGTAGCCGGCGGAAGGGACGGGCCCGAGGAAGATCGACTTGTCCGGCCCGATGGCGAAGTCCATCGGCCGGGTCCGCACCGCGCGGGTTCCGCTGATCAGGTAGTTGTCGCGCCAAGCGTCATAGTCGATGTAGCCCATGACGATTTCCGACTGGTTGCCGGAGGCCGTCACGTAGTTGCGGAAGGTGATGCGATCCCACATGCCGAACGTGCCGGCCGTAATGCCGCATTCCAGGGTCGTGTACTGGTACTGCGCGTCGACCGTCGCCCAGGAGGTCGATGTCCGCATCCATCCCCAGTCCTGATGTGCGGTCTGAATGTCATTCCAGGCGGTATTCACCCAGTCGACCACGCGCTTCAACTGGCCCGTCTGCCCACTGACGGTCGTCAGGGTCGAATTGGGAACGCCGCACTCTTGTGCAGTGCGCAGACACAGGGCCAGGTAGTCCATGGTTTAGGCTTCTCGCATGATCCGGCGCAGCCACTCCGGACCCTTGGGGTTTTTGTCTTCGATGATCGACAGCGGCGCCATGTGCGCGGTGTGCCGCTTCACGGTATTCACCGGGTAAGCGACAGAGGCGTCATCATGGACAGTCCGCACCTTGTCGGACCGCTTTTTGAGCAGGATCTCGACGTACTTGCGTTTGGTCGTGAAGGGGATGCCGATGGGGGCAAAACCTTCGTTCAGGCTGGGCCAGTTGATGCGCCACTTGCCTTCATCGGTCAGGAACTCGATGCCGCGGCCGTTGACCCAGCATTCCTGCACGGTCGGCGCGTTCTCTTCGCCGCTTTCCTGCAAGATCAGGGAAACCGGCTCTTCGGCAAAGGCCAGGGCGTCGATGTAATCCTTGTCGATGCCGCCTTCGCTAGTGACGATATTCTCCGGGCGTTCAAGTCGGCCATCGCGCGGCAGGACAATGTCCGGCGGCTGCGGAATGGCGAACTGGTTGGAATCTTGCTCGCGGCGTGCGCGGCGGGTGGGGGTTGCAATTGCATCACTCATGGCTTCTCCAGAAATGAAAAGGGCGCCCGGAGGCGCCCTTGTTGGAATACCGCCCCGGAGGGCGGCGGTTATCAGCTAACTTGCGGCCGGTCTGGAAGCGTCATAATATCGACGAACGTATGCGTCACGTTCGAAGGCGGTCCGGCCAGGTTCGAAGAGCCGAACGTCCACGCCGAGCCCGCCGAGCCGACCTTGGTAACCAGGTAGGCGAACGGGCACACCGTGTCGGGAACGGCCGGAAACTGCGGTGCGACGATGAAGCCTGCCGAACCGGTGGTCACGCTGCCGTCAAGCGCCTGCACGGGGCCTTGCGACACCTTGAGGTTGCCGCCCGAGTCGTAGCCCAGCACGAACACCGAGCCAAAACCGGGCTGGATCGCCGAAAAGGCGCTGCCGGTGGTGGCGTCAGTGGTCGGCGTGGCCGCGTTGGTGGCTGCCGCTTTGGAATACGCCTTGCCCTTGATACAGAACAAGGTCGTGCCGGTGGTGCTGTAGGTCGTGGTGGTGCCCGCTGCCGCTGCCGCCTTCATGGTGGTCATGGTCAGCGGAATCATCTGAAGTGCGTCCATTGCTGGCTCCTTAAGGAAGAATCGTCGGGTCGAACGGACCCAAGGTGTTGACGAAAACGGCGTTTGGTACTTCGGTCGCCGCATCGAGGTTGGTGGTGCCGCCGACGAAGTTGCCGGTGCCGGTCGGGTTGATGGTCACGTAGCCGATCACGGTTTTCCCGTCCGGAATTGGAGGAGGAACCGCAGCAACCAAGGTCGCGCCCTCAGTCCCCATCGCCACGGTCACGGTGCCGGCCACGTCGATGAAGAACATGAAGAGGTTGAACTTGGCGTTCGTGACGGTGCCGACCAGGGCGGGCATGTCGACAGCGGATGCCTTGGAGACCAACTTGCCTTGCACGATGCCGCTCCAGACCGCGTTGGTCTGCACAGTCGGGGAGGCAGAGCCCCCCTTGATGCGCAGCGCGGCGGTCTGGAAGCCCACGCAAGACAGTCGATCGCCAATGTTGGTCAGTATCGGAAACAGCGCGTTTTGGTCGCCGACCGAACTGATTGCCTTGATGTATCGAGTGATGGTGTTCAGCATGTCAGCCCCTTACGCCAGGGTCTTCACGCCGACGTTCCCAACTGCGAGCCATCCTTGATTCTCCAACATTACCGCCTTCCACCACGACGTGCCCGCGTAGCCGCGCTGGCCCAGCGGATCCGACTTCGACTTCTCGCCCGGGGGCAGGAAGGTTGGGTCGAGCGCCGAGACACCGCGCACCGCGATCTGGCTCCAGGCGTCCTTGCCGGTCACGATGAACGGGTAAACGTCGATCGAGGTGCCGGTGGTGGAGTAGAGGCCGGTGGAGCCGATGGCAGCGCCCGCGTCCTGATACGACGGCAGGTCCGGGCTTGACACGAAGCGGAACTCTTCGCAGGTGCCGAACTCGTTGTCCATCGCCTTGCCGGTGGCGTACTTCACAACCGGCACGAAGTTGGGCAGGTCGCGAATGTCGGAACGCATGTCGGTGTGGACGTAGACCGTGTAACCGGCCTCGACCGCGCTGGTATCGAAGTCACCAGACGCACCGAGCTGCTTGTTCACCATACCGGCGTGGTTTGCCATCAGGTTGCGGGCGATCTTGCGCAGCATGCCCAGGGTGATGCCGCCGTTGACGGTGGCGCGGGTGGTGCCCGTTCCGCCGAAGTAGGCGTTGGTGCCGGCCTTCAGGGCGCCGTAGTTGATCATCTCGTTGACGAACGTCACGCGCTCGCCGATCTGGATGATCATCTGCTTGGGGATGTCATCCTCGTACAGATCGTAGGTCGCGTCCGTGAAGCCGTACAGGCAGGAATACTGCTGCACAACCACGGTGGTGTCCTGCGGCGTGATGCTGTCCGGCGTGGGAGTCACGCCTTCAGCGGTGAGGTGCGCCTGCACGATCACGTTGCCGCGGTCGCCGGTGCCGTCTTGGAAGAAACGGTTCTGCGTGTTGGCCGAAGTGGTCGTTGCGCCATACGGCAGCCAGCGGCGTGCGACGTAGGTCTTTGAGTTGTTCTTCGGCATGGAGACTTGCCGGCCACCACGGCCCAGCACTTCAACAGGCATGGCATGGGCCAGGATCTGACCCTTGAATTTCTCGATTCGCCCAGGGTTCAGGCTGTACAGTTGCATTGTCATTGGAATGACTCCTTGCGATAGGTTGCGGGTTTAGCCGGAGGCCAGACCCTCTTGGAATGGACTTTTGCCGGTGGTTTGGGGCGCACTGCCATCCCCTTTCGCCGGCACTGCGGCCGCGATGCGGCCCTGACGCGCTTCTGCCGCGGCTTTGCGTGCGGCTTCTGTCTTCGCGTGGTTCTTGAACTTGGTGATGGATTCGCCGACAACATCGGCATCCCAAGCGCTGCCCACCTTCTGTTGGTACTCAGCAGGCTGGGCGCGCAACCACTCGCGGTACGGGGTTTCGACCGTCTTGCCGTCATCGGTCACGCCGACAACAGTTCGCCAGTCGGAGTGGTCCCGCTGCAGCAAGCGCATTTCGAATTTGCGCTCGCTCTCGGCCGTGATCTCCTCGCGGGCTTTGCTCACGCGCTGGTCAACCAGCGGTGCGATTTGAGCCTCGTCAAGGCCCGGGGCGGCGTTACCCGTCCTCAGTTTCTTGAAGATGCTCAACTCGGCCAGGTCCGGATATTCGGCCGCCAGTTGCGCGAGGTCTTCATCGGCAACCGGTTGTCCTGCAGCGGATGTTCGCAGTTCCCTGAGCGCCTGCTCGAGACTGCCAAGCCGTCCGAACGCGGTGTCGCGCATCTGGCCCTGCGCTGCGACGATCTCATCGATCTTCGCTGCGCGCGCCTGGAGCGCTTCCCAATCGCCCTTCGTGACCTGCACATACTCGGGAGGTGGCGTTTCGTCTGGCTTGGGCTCTTCAGGCGGTGGCGTTTCCGTCGCTGTCCCGTTGATCCCTGCCGCGAATTCCGCCGCGCCCTGCTCTGCTGACAATTCCTCTTGGTTTTCCATCGTTCAATGCCCCACAAAAAGCAAAAGCCGCCCGAAGGCGGCTCTCAAATGCGGCAGGCGCTTATCGCGTCCACCACTCCATCTTGCCGTCCTCGCGGGCGGCGCTGTGCTTCAAAACTGGTCCGTCTTGTCCGGCTCGATGATCGGCTGGTCGTTGTTCAATGCCATCATCAGCTTCACCTCTTCGATTCGGCCGCGCTGCTTGGCCGTCGCTTCAGGCGTCTTGTCGGCGTCGTTCTCGATGCGCAGCCGTTTGAGACGCGCTTCGTAGTAGCCCATCAGGCGGCACCAGAGCGGGGAGTCCCGCTCGACTAGGGTGAGGATGAGGGGGTCGGTCATGTCTCATGTCCTGCGGTTACACGGCAGCGCCA